GCCACATAGATGATATTACGGATTATTGAGACTCGGGGAGTACCATCCTTAACTGATTCATCGTTCACAACACTAACGTGCTGTTCAAAAAGTGCCCCGGCGTCATCTGCCACACGGTTTACCGCTGGAGCCCCATTGGGCCCAGCCGAAACCGGGGTGAAGAATTGACCGGGTACAAATTTAGGAATAGCCCTAATTCCACCACATATCTTCGGGATGAAGATGGTGCGTAGGAACTGTCGATACGATTCGAACATCTGAGTTTGTACCAAGTCAGGTATTAACTTAGGTGTCTGAATTGACGCGACGGCCTTTCTGAGGTTGTAAGGCATTTGTATAACTTTATAGATATAGAAAATGCTCATCCAGAAACGGATGACTTTCTTCGACCGCTGGCGAATGCCATTGCGGGCGTGGAGAGGCAACCAAGCAGGAAGGTAGTTAGTGAGACGAACGGGATAAGTAAAGGCATCAGATTTAAGCTTAGCACCAGCTAAATAGGATTGGACGAATAACATGGAAGTCTTTAATCGGAGTACAAGACCACTAGTCCCCTGTGTGTCTAACACATGGGACAAGTACTTAGAAACGACGAGAATGTCGGAGAAATAACCTCGAGTTGTTGAAGGCAATGCTGCCCAATGACCGACGGCCAAAGACCAGCGTTTAACCAACCCCGGAAGACCCTTACGGATCTTCTGGGTGTCGAACATAGTAGATCCACGCGCGAGAAATGCACGATAACTACGTGCAATACGACTTAGCATTCCACGCCAGAATATAGCGTGTCCCACCCCCATTACTGGGGGGGAATTTTCAGGTTTCGGTGCTTCGATCTTATCATCTTTGGGCTTTTGATCATATGGAGATGCCAACACGGCAATCTGTGTATCATTAGACAAAGCGATTCCGGATAATTTGAGGTATTCCTTTTTCGTAAGATAAAGGATGTCCCGAGGATTCTCAGGATCGACTACCGCATACTGCCCAGAAGCCACAATCATCCAATCGACTCTCCAAATGAGAGGGTGACGAAGATTTGGCACACCTAGTACAGGTGAACTGGTGAAGGAGCGAGGTCTGATAAGACAACCCGGCTTAACGGTATTGCCTGCTCTCAGAACGTACACGCTGTACAATGAGAGAGTTACTAAGTTGTAAGTGACGATTATGTTATTCATATAATATAATTGCACCACAGCAGGTTGCAGTAAACTGTGACCCTGCCCATGGTGGGCATTTCCAACCGGATGTTTCCACCCATGGTGCTACTAACTTGCTTGTCCATTTCTGGATGCGAGTTCGGCTGTGCAACCCTAGCTATTAAAACCTTTCACACAGAGATATGGGGCTTTCCCACACCAACTGTGATCCTGCGTTCTAAATTAGAACTCACGTGAGCTATGGTGTTGGAGTCCATAATTCCCACTGTCGATTCTTGCGACGCTGTGAGTCTAAGCACATCACCCTATTTGGGGGCTATCCGGGTTTATAGGATAGTACCAATTCTG